TCCATGTTGAGATAGGATGACGATTGAAAATCCCAAATTCCGTTTTATAGTACACAAAATCACATTTTCTTTGAAAACACATGACACCCCGTGAAAATGAAATTTCAATCCACGTGTCACGTGTCTATTTTAAAAAATTTTTAATTTTAAAAACAATTCTATTTTAAAAAATGTTCTATCTTGAATTCCTACAGCATGCCCCCCGGGAGGGTGGGGGGGGTCCCCTTTAGGGGGGGGCGAAGCCCATACATTAGCTGGGAACCTCAAGCATGAGTAGACAAGAAGTGAGCTCAAACATGAGTAGACAAGAAGTGAGCTCCAACACGCCCTAGGTATAGTATTACCCTAGGGCGTTGGCTCCGCACTGCGTTCGCACCGCACGTGCTTTTCACTATTTAAACGATTTTCACGTGGTTTACACGTGATTTCTAGGAAAAGTACACATAACAACATGAAGAGAAAAACAGCTTGGGAACTAGTAAATAGAAGACGTCCTTTCGGCGTCAACCGTGGTTTTACCAGACAGAATGTTGTTATCCCCCCAAATCGACCAAGATTAAGACAACCAATTAGAATACAACCAGTTGCAGGATTTACAAGAACTGCAGGATTTTATGGCCGTTTCGGCCAAGCAGCCAGGGATAATGGTTTAGTCCCTGAAAACAAATTCTTTGACACAACACTAGCAATGACACTTGATAGTTCAGCAATAGAAGTTACAACTTCAGCAGCAACAGGAGGTATCCTCCTGATTCCTCAAGCAGATACAGAATCAGCAAGAGATGGAAGAGCTTGTCATATCAATTCTGTACACATTAAGGGAGTTTTGCAACTGGCACCCGGAGGGTCAGCTGTTTGCTCCGGTATTGCTTACCTCTACTTTATTCAAGATACTCAAGCAAACGGTGGGTATCCCACCGTGGCAGATGTTTTCTCAAACACAATACCGCATTCGATCCTCTTCAACTTAGTAAACAACAAAAGATTCAAAATAATTAAAAAATGGGTTGTACCCTTTAATCCCCCTGCAGGAGCATCTGAATTTTATAATTCAGTTTCAAAAAATATAGATTTCTATACAAATCTCTCCCTACCGATGGATTATTCAGGCCTTACTGGGGCTGTGACAGAAATAAGAAGCAATAACCTCTTTTTTGCCTTTGGCTCAGGTGGGTCAGTATCCATTGATGATACAATTACTTTTAATGGCATAGCCAGAGTACGATTTAGAGGATAATACAAAATAAAAATTTATTAATGTGTTACATTATTATCTAAATTCAGGAGGAGTATTGGCATATTCCTCTTCATCGCGTTCATTCCATTGATCCACATCAATAGCATTCTCAGATTCCCAGCGATTTAAGAGCTGATGTACAGTTTCTGTACCAACAGTAGCGTCCTCCCTCTCCAGTGCGGGGCGTTTATCCAAGTGAATGAGCTTGAAGCGGCGTAAGATAGGCTCATGAACATTCTTGTCTGGCCACAGCATTTCCGGGCTATAATTGCTAGTCACAACAATCTTTTTTGGGCGTAGCACAGTAGAGTCGCATTTAATTTCCGCACGGAAACCATATCTATCTCCCCAGATTTTCAAAAAATCTCCCATCCAGCCGTGGCTGAGACCAACATCTTCAATAAGAACAATTTCTTCACCATTGTAAGATTCCCACCATTTGTTATTCATCTTTAAGTAAAAGCCTTCATTCTCGGTACGAGCTTTCCTACTCTTTCCTAAAAATTAATAATAAGATAATAATAATAACAAACCTGTCCCTGTGGGACCCCAGATCCACTCATTAGGGGCATTATTATCAGCCCAATCAAGATCTTGAGGAACTTTTTGATTACGTTTGTCAGATCTAATACGCTTTAGCGTATTATAATGTTGAACATAAACTTTAGCGTCAATCTCTTCGAGGCGATCTTCAAAACAGAGTGTCCTTACAGTCTCCCATTTTTCTTTGGTGGCTTCACCTCCGGCGATATTAGCAGCAACAGGGAGTTCACCAAATTCAATAAAAACCCCATCTTTTTTGCAGTAGTCCGCAGCCTGAGTAGGAGTAGAGCGTTTCGCCTTGACTTCGATATGGGCAGTAGGAAAGCATAATTTGACTGCCCCAAATTTGGTCCTGTTCTTAAAGCAGATATAGGCTTGTAAATGAGGGGTGCCCTCAGCACCAACTTCTTTACCATAAACATAATACGCAACACGATGTTGGATCGCAACAAATTGAGCTTCATGAGCAGGCAACCAATTATTAATTGTAAGACACCAATGTAAAGCTTGACTTGTATTAGTAGTAGCATTAGTTACTTCCATGTTGAGATAGGATGACGATTGAAAATCCCAAATTCCGTTTTATAGTACACAAAATCACATTTTCTTTGAAAACACATGACACCCCGTGAAAATGAAATTTCAATCCACGTGTCACG